AGAAAATTAATTCTGCAGATGCCAAACAAGTTGTTCCCAAGCTAACTTGGTCTTCTGGAACCACCTATGACATGTATAGACATGACTATAGTAGATCTAATACTGCTGTAGTGTCTGGATCTACTTCATTATATCTCGCAAATTATTTTGTGTTGAATAGCGACTTCAGAGTTTATATTTGTTTAAAAAATGGTATTGATCCTGATAACCCAACAGGAAGACCATCTTTGGATGAACCAACGTTTACTGATTTAGAACCTAAAGCAGCTGGTACTAGTGGTGATGGTTATATTTGGAAATATCTTTACACTATCTCTCCAAGCGATGTAACAAAGTTTGAATCAACTGACTACATGCCAGTTCCTGCTAATTGGGAGACTGCATCGGATAATGCTGCAGTCAGAGATAATGCAGTAGACGGATCTATTAAAATTGTAACTATCACAAACAAAGGTGTTGGTCTTGGCACTGCAAACTCCACTTATACTTCGGTTCCTATTAAAGGAGATGGAAGTGGTGCAGAGTGTACGATAGTAATTGATGCTGATTCTAAAGTTAGTTCAGTAACTGTTTCTGCTCAAGGTTCAGGTTATACTTATGGAAATGTTGATCTGATTGCTGGTGGAGTTCCAACAGGAACCACTAGACCAACATTTGATGTAATCATTCCACCTCAGGGTGGCCATGGAGCAGACATCTATAGAGAACTTGGTGCGTACAACGTTCTTCTATATTCCAGAATTGAAAATGATAACGAAAATCCAGATTTTATTACTGGAAATCAAATTGCCAGAGTTGGTGTTGTAGAAAATCCACAGCAGTTTGGATCGACAACACTTCTTTCAGCAGACAAAGCAAGTGCTTTAGGTGCTTTGAAACTTGTCGGAACTGGATATAGTACAGCAACATTTACTGCCGACGCATATTTCACGCAAACAGTATCAACAGGAACAACGGCTGTTGGTAGAGTAGTTAGTTATGATCAAATTACTGGGGTATTAAAATACTGGCAGGATAGATCTGTTGCTGGTTTTAATACAGTTGGAACTGCACAAACTCAACCACAATATGGATTTGATTTAACAGAGTTTACTTCATCTCCTGGAACAGGTGGGGCTTTGACAATCGTACCTTCGACTGGACAAGATTTAACTATTGATAGTAACTTTACGGGTATATCTACCGTAATAAATAATCGTACATACCATCTTGGTCAAACTTTTACTAGTGGTATTTCTAATCCTGAGGTCAAAGCGCATTCAGGTAACATCATTTACGTTGATAACCGACCAGCCATAACTCGATCAGCGAGTCAAAAGGAAGACATAAAAGTTATTTTGCAGTTCTAAAGAATTATGCCCCAACAAACGAACCTCAACGTAGCTCCATACTTTGATGATTTTGATGCAGCTAATGATTATCATAAGGTATTATTTAAACCATCATATCCTGTTCAAGCGAGAGAGTTAACAACTCTGCAATCTATACTGCAAAATCAAATTGAAAAATTTGGGCAGCATTTCTTCAAAGAAGGTGCAAAAGTAATACCAGGAAATATCGGTTATAGTCAAATATATTATTGTGTTCAGTTAGAAAATACCTATCAAGGTGTGCCAGTATCAGCATATGTTGATCAGTTGGTAGGAACGAAGATAACAGGGCAGACTTCTGGGGTATCTGCTTTTGTTGATAGTGTTTTATTGCCTGAAGATTCTGAAAGAGGTAATTTAACACTGTATATTAACTATCTTACATCAAGCACCGGAAACAATTCCACTCAAACGTTTTTTGATGGAGAACTTTTAACTTGTAATGAAGTAGTGACTTCTGGGTTGCTTGGAAACACTACCATTGCTGTAGGATCTCCACTAGCATCTACGTTAGCTAATGATGCGGCTGCAACTGGATCTTCATTTCAGATAGAAAATGGCATTTACTTTATACGTGGAAATTTTGTTAATGTTTCTAAAGAAAATTTAATTCTTGATCAATATGGAACAACTCCAAGTTATAGAATTGGTCTGTTTGTTAATGAAGAAATTGTCAATGCAGATTTAGACGAAACTCTTAACGATAATTCTCAAGGATTCAATAACTATGCAGCACCAGGTGCCGATAGACTCAGAATCTCTACAAGTCTTTTTAAGAAACCTCTTGATGATTTTAATGACAACAACTTTATTTTACTTGCAACAGTAATTAACGGCGTTCTTCAATCTCAACAGAAGAAGAAAAAGAACTATGGTGGAGTATTTTACGATGACTTAACTGATGTCCTTGCAAGAAGAACCTTTGATGAGTCAGGACATTATTTTGTAAAACCATTTGACATCACTGTAATCAACTCTTTGAATGATGGTCTTGGAAACGGTGGTATATTTGAAACGGGACAGTTTACTCCTAGTGGAACAACTCCAACAGAAGATTTAGCTCTTTATAAGATCGCTCCTGGAAAAGCATACGTTAAAGGATATGAGATTGAAACTTTAAGTGCAAAGTATCTTGATGTAGATAAACCAAGAACGACCAAAACTATTGAAAATCAAAATATTGTATATAATACTGGTCCAACATTAAAGATAAACAGAGTATTCAGATCACCAACAGTTGGATTTGGAACTTATGTTGTAAGTCTTAGAGATCAAAGAGTTGGAGAAAACCAACAATCACCTTCTGGAAATGAGATCGGAGTTGCTAGAGTTTATGACTTTAAGTTAGAGTCTGGGTCATATGATGCTGCAAATGGAAATGTTAATGAATGGAACCTTGCGTTATATGATGTTCAGACTAACGTAGAGATTGCCGTAAATCAATCAACAACACTTTCTGTTCCTACATTTGTAAAAGGTGCCAATAGTGGCGCAACTGGATTTTTGAGACATGCAGTTTCTGCTGGGACTGCAGTTACTGTTTATGAAACTGAAGGATCTTTTATTCCTTTTGAAAAGTTAATCTTCAATGGTATTGAAGATGGTAGAGTTGCTGTTGCCATCACAGAACATGGTATTGCTGACGTTAAATCTGTCTATGGAATGGATGGATATGAAGGAACCCCCACAACCGTTGGTATCAACACATTTAGTGCAGATGTAGTTCAATCCACCAAATTTAGTGTGGGTATTGCCACTGTTAGTGCTCTGTCTGGTGGCATCAGCACAATTACTGCTAAAAATGCGGCTTTCCCTGGAACTCTTGTAAAAGAAAATGATCTGATTGAATATTCAGATACTACAGCAGGAAGGAGAAAAGATCCTATTTTTGCAAGAGTTGTAGGTGTTGCAACAACAACTATCACTGTAGCTGCAGTAGAGGATGTTGTTGGTGTTGCTAGTGCATTTTTGCCAGCAGCGACTTTAGACGTAACGGATTTAAAAGTTCTTAGGACAGACCTTGCCTCTATCTCTGATGCTTCTCTTTATACGCCATTAGCAAAATCAAATGTATCTGATGTTGATATTTCAGAAGCAACATTAGTAATTAGAAAAACTTTTAGTGTTGATATTGCTAGCAACCAACTTTCTGCACAAGTAGTAGCAGGAGCTAATGAAACATTTTTACAATTTGATGAGGAAAGATATCTGTTAACAAGATCAGACGGATCTACAGAAGTTCTTACCGCAGATAAGTTTGATATTGGTGCTGACGGCAAAACTCTACAAATTCGCAATTTAGGCACAGATGACACTGGTGCAACTTTGATTGCAACTCTTAACAAAACAAGTCCAAAAGCAAAAGTTAAGATTAAAAATAGAGTTAACTCTATTATTGTTGAAAAGTCTAAATTAGCAGGATCTGGTATCGGATCTACAACTTTGAATAATGGACTTACACATGGAAACTTCCCATTCGGAACTAGAGTTGAAGATGAAGTTATATCTTTAAACTTCCCAGATATTATTGAAATTCATGGAATCTATGAATCTGCAGATACCTCTGCAGCGTCTGCTCCAAACATGACCTTACAGTCAATTAATAGTGCATCAACTACTACAACAGAGTTGTTGATTGGTGAACAGATTGTAGGTCAAACAAGTGGTGCAAGAGCTATAGTATCTGAAAAACTTAACGACTCTACAATTACTTTTATCAGCAAAACTGAAATTGTTTTTGTTGAGGGTGAAACTATAGAAGCACAAGAGTCAAATATTGGCGCTGTAATATCCAGCATAGGTTCTCCAAGTTTTAATATCTCTCAAAACTATACTTTTAGAACTGGTCAAGAGGAAACTTTCTATGATCATGGTCGTCTAAGAAGAAAGAATGGAAAATCATCTCCAGCGAAACAACTGAAGATATATTTCTCTAGTGCATCTTTTGATACCACAGATACTGGTGATGTCGTAACAGTCAATTCTTATAATAATTTTGATTATTCCGATGAAATTAGAAATGTCGATATTTACAGAAACTCTGATATTATCGACATCAGACCAAGAGTTGCTGAATATACAGTGGCTGCCGATGTAAGATCACCGCTTGAATTCTTTGGAAGATCTTTTGAAACTTCTGGTCAGACTGCCGCAAATACTTTGGCATCTGATGAGTCTATTATCATGGATTATTCTTACTATCAAGGAAGAATTGATAGAGTTTATTTGTCTAAAGATGGTCGTTTCCAAATTATTTACGGAACCCCATCAGATGATCCACAAAGACCAGAACCAATTAATGATGCGATTGAACTCTGTACGGTATTTCTTCCTCCATATCTTTATAATCCAGGAGATGCAAAATTAGCATTTTTAGATTATAAGAGATATCAGATGAAAGATATCAAAAAACTTGAGGACAGAATCAAGAGTCTTGAATATTATACAACTTTATCCCTTCTTGAAAAAGAAACTGCAAACTTCTTTATTCCAGATGCAGAAGGATTAAACAGATTTAAATCTGGATTTTTTGTAGATAACTTTGACGATTTCTCCGCACAAGAGGACTCTATTGATATTAATAATGCCATCGATAGAAAATATAATGAGTTAAGACCCAGACACTACACAAACTCCGTGGATATGATCTTCGGACCAGTGGTTGACACTGATGCAACGGATGATGTCAACTTTGCCGCTATTGAAGGTAATAATGTAAGGAAGCAAAATGATGTTGTAACTCTTGATTATTCTGAAGTAGAATACATTAGCCAAACATTTGCCACTAGAACTGAAAGTGTTACTCCTTTCTTGATTAGTTTCTGGAATGGAACTCTTGAACTCACTCCGGCAACTGATAACTGGGTTGATACTGCAAGAATTGAGGCTAAAATTATTGAAGCAGAGGGTAACTATGCGGAAACTTTTAACAATCTAGCAGCAAATGGCACGATTGATCCTCAGACGGGATTTGGACCTATTGTTTGGGATTCCTGGGAAACCAATTGGACTGGTATTGAAGTTGTAGAGTCATCTAGATCAAGAGTTATTCAAAATGGTCCTGATGTTATTCACCGTCAGGGGCCAGGTGGTAGAGCTAGAAGAAGAACAGACTTTAGAAGGGTAACTGACCAAGTTATTGAAGAACAACTCAGAACACGCACAGAATTCGGCACTGTTTCTAGAAATGGTGTTAGAACTATCGTTACCGAACAGTTTGATCGGGAATCTGTAGGAGATAGAGTTGTCAGCAGAGATCTTATTCCATTCATGAGATCTAGAAATGTTGAATTCGTTTCTAAGAAAGTTAAACCTCTAACAAGAATGTATGCATTCTTTGATGGTGTTGATATTTCTAAGTATTGTGTGCCGAAACTGTTAGAAATCTCCATGACATCTGGAACTTTCCAGGTCGGTGAAACTGTTGTTGGTGAAATGTTAAGAACTGGTCTTGCAGAAACTTTACGTCCAAATACAACGCCATCCATAACATTTAGAGCAGCACAATCTAATCATAGAGAAGGTGCATATGATTCTCCTACAAAAACATATCCACAAAATCCATATTCTAATATTGATTTAGCATCAACATATTCATCAACTTCTACAATTTTGAATGTTGATACCGCATCACTTTCCTCAGAGGCAAGGGGAGATTTTGTTGGATATGTTGAAGAGGGAATGATTCTTAGAGGAAGGACAAGTGGAGCATTAGCAACAGTAACTAATGTGAGACTTGTTTCCGATCTCTCTGCAACTTTAATTGGTAGTTACTTTATTCCCGATGGCAATAACGTAAACCATCCAAGATTTGAGACTGGAACTAAAACGTTCACTCTCACTAATGATATTGATAACAATCAAGATGATGCAACAACAATCGCTGAAGAATCATTTAGTGCATCTGGAACTCTTGAAACAGTTCAGGAAAATATCATCTCTGTTAGAAATGCAAGAGTTGAGCTAAAGAATGAATTCCAAAGTAGAAATGTTAGCAGAGATCTTGGGACTGAAGTTGTAAGTTCTGAAGTTATTTCTTCGCGAACTAGAACTCAACAAGTCATTACATGGTATGATCCACTCGCACAGTCTTTCTTGGTTCAAGATGAAACTGGTGTATTTTGTACAAGTTGCGATGTATTCTTTAGATCAAAAGATGACATGGATATTCCTGTTGTCTTCCAGTTGAGATCTATGGTAAATGGATTTCCTTCTGCAAAAGTTCTTCCATTCTCCGAAATTGTATTAGATCCAGATGATGTCATTACTTCTTCTGATGGATCTATCGCAACAAACATTCAGTTTAAGGCTCCTGTCTATTTGGAAGGAGGAACTGAATATGCAATTTGTTTAGCATCTAACTCTACTAAGTACAGTGTTTATATTTCTAGAGTTGGTGAAAATGATCTGTTGACAGATACATTCATTTCTAACCAACCTTATCTTGGATCTCTGTTTAAGTCACAAAACGCTTCTACTTGGGAACCTAGTCAGTGGGAAGACCTTAAGTTTACTCTGTATAGAGCAGACTTTATTGAAAATGGCTCTGTTGAATTTTACAGTCCCGAATTAACAGAGGGAAATAGACAAATTCCTACTCTGTTACCCGATCCAATTAGTCTTAATTCAAGACAAATTAGAGTTGGTCTTGGAACGACTGTGGCTGACGCTGGATATGAAATAGGCAATACTTTCTTCCAGTTAGGTACAAACGCCACAGGAGACCTTGTAGGCACCGCTGGATCTGCCACAGGCAACCTTTCCATTACAAACGCTGGTCTTGGTCTTACACCCTCTGACGGAAGTTTCACTTTTACTGGAGTAAACCTTGTAACTCTTACTGGTAACGGTAGAGGTGCAACAGCGGAAATTAGCGTCAATAACGGATCAATTGTTGCAAGTGGGGCAACAATTGCAACAGGAGGATCTGGATATCAAGTTGGAGATGTTCTTGGAATTACTACTATCGGTATTGCATCGATGGGTAGAAACGTAAGATTGACCGTTGCCGGAATTGGAATTACTAATGAACTTGTTCTTAATAATATTCAGGGTGAGTTTGTTGTTGGCGCTGCTAAAACGCTTGGATATTTTACAAGTGCAGGTGCAGCTACAACTTTGAATAATGATCTTCCAGGAGCACCTGGAGGTGATGTTCAGATCTCCTCGGTTAATATTGATAATGATGGTTTACACTTTACTGTAAATCACAAAAACCATGGCATGTATTTCTCTGACAACCAGGTCAAGATTTCTGGAGTTCGTGGTGATGTTAAACCAACCACTCTTGCAGTTGAACTTCCTGCTGGATCCACAGATGGAGTTACTGTTTCTTCAGCATCTTCATTCACAACCTTTGAAAACGTAGGAGTTGGAACAACTAATATTGGTTATCTTCAGATCGGAGATGAGGTGATTACATATACACAAGTTTCTGGTAATACTATTAGTGGAACAATTACAAGAGGTACAGATCCCAAAACTTATCCTGCTGGAACACCAGTTCACAAATATGAACTTGGTGGTGTAAATCTTCAGAGAATAAACAGAACTCACAATATGAGCGATGTTACACAGGCAGATCCATTCACGTTTGATACTTATAAAGTCAAACTGGATATGAGCGGCACCACTGGAACTGATAGAAGCACCGATGTTGGTCATCCCAAACTTTACATGGGGACAACTAAATCTGCTGGTGGATTTGGTGTTAAGGCTACACAAAATATGCCTTTTGAAATTATTACTCCAAATGTTCAGAATCTAACTGTTACTGGCACATCCATTTCTGCTGAAGTTAGAACAGTATCTAGTAAGAGTTTTAGTGGAAACGAAATTCCTTATGTCGATAAGGGATTTGAAGATATTACAATCAATCAAAAGAATTATTTTGATTCTCCAAGAATGATTGCATCTAAGATTAACGAGGATGCTAATCTTACAACGATTGAAGGTAATAAATCTATGAATATGAGATTATTCCTAACATCAACTGATACTCGTATTAGTCCAGTTATTGACTCTCAAAGAGTTAGTTCGATCTTGACATCTAACAGGGTTAATAATATTATTACAAATTATGCAACTGATTCAAGAGTTGACACGATTGACGAGGATCCAACTGGATGTCAGTACATCTCCAAAGAGATTGTTTTAGAAAATCCAGCATCCTCTATCAAAATTATTCTCACTGGACATCTTACTGAGGTGAATGATATTAGGGCGTTCTACTGTGTTAACAACAAACCAGGGCTTGAACCAATCTTTACTCCATTCCCAGGTTTTAGCAACATTAATTCTAGAGGTCAGATTATAGCTCCAGAAAATAATAATGGAGAATCTGATGTATTTGTTCTTAAGTCCAACACTTATGGATATGATAGCAGGGATCTAGATTATAGAGAGTATACGTTTACTGTTGACCAATTACCGTCATTTAGAACGTATAGAGTGAAATTGAATTTGACTTCTACAAGTCAATGCTTTGTCCCAAGAGTCAAAGAACTTAGAGTTATTGCTTTAGCATAATATGGATTTTTATGGATTAGAGGGTCACAAGGATCTCGCAAGAGATCCCGAGACAAACGCAGTTGTTAACGTAAATACGTTAGAATATCAACAGTACCTTGCAAGACGTGATGTCAAAACTGAGAGAAATCATAAGACACAAAACATGGAGCAAGAACTTGCTAACATGAAAGGTGATATTGATGAAATCAAGTTTTTACTAAAGGAGTTATTAAATGGACCCAAATGATATAGAACTTTCAAATCTATCAAAAAGTTTTGCTTATCAGAAACTTGCATCTGAAATAGATGAATGTGATGATCGAGATGAACTTAGAAATATTGCAAAATCTTTTATAAAATTATATTATAAACAACAAGAAACTATGTCGGTAATAGGTATTACAAATGGCATCTAAAACAATCACCTTTGATAAAAATTCTGGAGTTCCCTTCGGACTTAATTTGACCATGTATGGTGGATCAGATTTTGAAGTTACATTAAACGTTAAAACCACTTCAAGTGAAGCGTTTGATTTGACTAATTATAGTGGGACGGGTGGTATGTCCAAAAGTGTTGCTGTTGGAGCAACTCTTGGAATAACCTCTGCATTTACTGTTGGATTTACAAGTGCATTTGATGGTGTAATGAAACTGTCATTGGCTGCTGTTAATACTAGGGCAACTACAGAAGGTAGATACGTTTATGATGTTTTGGTAAAGGAATCTGTTGGAGGGGGTGCGACTACGTATCCTTTAATTAGTGGAAATGTGACGGTGATTAATCCCATATCTTCAGCACCCTAAATACACTTAGGAAACTTGTGGAATAAATGGCACAACCAGCAAGTAGAGTAGATTTAATTAATTATTGCAAAAGGCAACTGGGAGCTCCAGTCCTTGAGATTAATGTTGCCGATGAACAAATAGATGATTTAGTCGATGATGCTCTTCAGTTATTTCATGAGCGTGACTATGATGGAACTATTCAAACGTTTTTAAAATATAAAATTACACAAGCAGATATAGATAGAGGTAGAGCAAGAGGCGGAGATAATCCTGTTGGAATTGTAACTACTAGTGCAACTTCTTCGATTGATGGGCAAACTGTTACATTTAACTTTGAGGAAAATAGCAACTACTTACAAGTCCCGCCACAGGTTATAGGAATAACTAAAATTTTTAGATTTGATGGAAGTAACACTGTAACTAACAATATGTTCAGTGTTAAATATCAAATGTTTTTAAATGATATTTACTATTTTGGGTCAACAGAAATATTGACCTATGCAATGACAAAAAGATATCTTGAGGATATGGATTTTGCATTGAATACTGAGAAACAGATAAGATTTAACATGAGGCAAGATAGACTTTATCTTGATATTGATTGGGGATCTGTTAAAGTCGATGATTATTTAATTATTGATTGCTATCGTCTTATTGATCCTAACGATTTTACTAGAGTTTATAATGATTCTTTTTTAAAGCGATATCTAACAGCATTAATTAAGAGACAGTGGGGCCAAAACTTAATTAAGTTTCAGGGTGTAAAACTTCCTGGTGGAATTGAATTAAACGGCAGACAAATTTATGATGATGCAGAAAAAGAATTAGATAAGATTAGAGAAGTAATGTCTAATACCTACGAATTACCTCCGTTAGATATGATAGGTTGATATCATGGTATTAAATCCTTTCTTCACACAAGGCACATCTTCTGAGCAAAATCTTGTTCAGGATTTAATAAATGAGCAGCTCAGAACTTATGGTGTGGATATTTTTTATCTACCCAGAAAATTTATGACAGAAAAAACAGTCATAAGAGAGGTAGTGCAATCAAAATTTGATATGGCACTTCCCCTTGAGGCATATGTTGACAATTACGATCAATATTCAGGTGCTGGAAATATTCTATCAAAATTTGGTATTGAATCAAAAGATGAGGTTAGACTTATCATCTCTAGAGAAAGATTTGAAAACTATATTAGTCCCCTGATTGAGGATCAGGCAAATATAAAATTATCTACAAGACCAAAAAGTGGAGATCTTGTTTGGTTCCCTCTTGATGATAGAATCTATGAAATCAAAGATATTGAATATGCGAAACCATATTATCAACTACAAAATCTCTACGTTTATGAATTATATTGCGAACTCTTCCGTATTGAAGATGAAGTTATTGCAACTGGTATCGATGATATTGATAACAATCTTATTGGTGAAGAGTTTGATGGTCTGACTGAGGATGGCATTAATACCATTCAAGGTCCAACACAAACACTTACTTTGGTTGGTTCTGGTGTAACAGCAACTGCAACTGCTGCTATATTTAATGGTGGAGTTAGATCCTTCACTGTTACAAACAGAGGTGCTGGATATAGCGTTATCCCAACTGTTGGTGTGACATCAGCTCCAGCTGGAGGAACGACTGCTGTTGGTATAGCCACCATGATTGGTGGAATCAATGTTTGTAACTTTAACTCAAACGCAAGTCTCAAATCAGTTCAAGCTGTAAATGTAGTTAAATCGGGTGCAGGTTATACTGTTGCTCCTGGTGTAAGATTTAGCGTTCCATCAAATCAAACTGGAAGTGGTGCTACTGCAACGACAACTATTGGTGATGGTGTTGTTGGTATCATCACCGTTACATCTGGTGGTGGAGGATATACAGAGGCACCAACAGTTACGTTTACTAATGAAGTATTTAAGGCAGGAGTGACCACTGAATCTGCTGCTGCATATCCAATTGTAAGTGCTGCTGGCACTATTTCCGAGATTCACCTTTCAAACACTGGTGTTGGATATTCTGTTGCACCTACACTTGTTATTGGTGATCCAGAAAGTTCTGGTTCTGGAACGTTTGCATTCAATGAAATAGTAACTGGATCTTCTAGTGGAACAACAGCAAGAGTAAGAGTTTGGAACTCTGATACAAATACTCTTGAAGTTGGAACAGTCACTGGAGAATTCACCGTTGGAGAGAACATTGTTGGATCTACATCAGGTGCATCTTATGCTCTTCGTGTAGTTGACAATGAACCTGCTGATGATGGATTTGCAGATAATATTAACATTGAAACCGAAGCCGATGCAATTATTGACTTCAGCGAAAGAAACCCATTCGGTATTCCCTAAATAAAAATATCTTAATATAAAGATATTGTAGGACTTAAAAATGTTTGAATATTTTTACAACGAAGTTTTGAGGAGGACCATTATATCTTTTGGTACACTCTTTAATAATATTTCGATAAAACACGAAGACTCTTCAGATAACGTTGTCAGCGTTGTAAAAGTCCCTCTAGCGTATGGTCCTACTCAAAAGTTTCTTGCGAGAATAAATCAATCTCCAGATCTTAATAAACCTTTTGCGATTACTCTACCGAGGATGTCATTTGAGTTTACTGGACTAACTTATGATTCCTCACGAAAAGTTTCTACAGTTCAAAATTTTACAGTAAAAGATCCAAATGATGGGTCGATTGTCAAGAAACAGTTCATGCCTGTTCCATATAATATGCAATTTGAATTGGCAATCATGACAAAATTAAACGACGATGCTCTTCAAATTGTTGAACAAATTCTACCGTACTTTCAACCAGCCTACAATCTTACAGTTGAATTAGTGGAGTCGATTCAGGAGAAAAAAGATATTCCGGTGGTATTAGAAAACATCACCATGCAAGATGATTATGAGGGAGATTTTACTTCCAGAAGAGTTCTTCTTTATACCTTAAGATTTACCGCAAAAACATATCTGTTTGGTCCTGCAACCAGTGCGAGCAAGGATATTATCAAAAGAGCTTCTATCAGTTACCTCACTGGAACCGATACCTCCAACACTACCAGAGAAATTACTTATACTGCAACACCAAGAGCAACTCAAAATTATACTGGAGACGCTGCTACTACTCTCGCAGCGGACATTACCAAGACAGCAAAAACCTTTGAGGTTGCGGATGGTAGTACTTTAACCGCTAACAGTTATATCAATATCGAAGGTGAGCAAATGTTCTTGAAATCCATTAGTGGAAATAATATCACTGTCAGACGTGGAGAGGATAAGACAGCAGCCACAATTCACCTTGGCGGAGCAGAGATTCACGAAATTACCGCTGCTGATAACGCGCTAATTGAAGTAGGTGATGACTTTGGATTTGATGGGTCGTTCTGATGAAAATGACAAAAAATTTCGACAATCTGAACGATACCTTTAACACCTCTGGTGAAGTAATAAAACCAGAGGTTATCGAAGGAAAAATTGAAAAGGTAAAAGAAGGAGTCGATGACATAAAAAAAGATTATGAATATACAAGAGGTAATCTTTACTCAATTATTGAAAAGGGTCAAGAAGCTCTTAATGGTGTTCTCGAACTCGCTCAAGAAAGTGAAATGCCCAGAGCATATGAAGTTGCAGGTCAGTTAATTAAAAACGTTGCTGATGCAACAGATAAGTTATTAGATCTTCAAAAGAAACTTAAGGACGTTGAATCAGAGGAAAAGATCAAAGGGCCATCTACAGTTAATAATGCTTTGTTTGTTGGATCTACAGCAGATTTAGCAAAAATGTTAAAGGATGGACTAAAGGAAGACCCTAAATAATATCGGGAGAGAAATCCCAAAGTACTAAAGTTACTAATAAAATGTCTAAAGAAGATTTGCCTTCTATTGATGATTTGGTCGATAATGACCTTCCATCAGTTGAAGATTTTATAACAGAAGAGAATGCAGAGGAACTCCCTTCTGTTAAAGACTACGTTGAGTTAGAAGAAAATACTCAAACTATTGAAGACGCTGATGGAAATACATTTGCAGAAGTACAAGATATAGTACCACCATGGCCAGAATTGGTCAGAATGATTAATGATGTCAGAGCAGATATTCCTGACATCCCAGAGGTAAAGTATTACGATAAAGAACTTGAGGACCTTGCAGAGCAGATCAGTAATCTTCCTGAAGTTAAATATTATGATAGGGAAGTAGAAGCGATATGTGAGCAAGTAGATTTTATAAGAGAACAGATTAAAGATCTTCCTGAGGTTAAGTATTATGATGAGCAAGTTGATGCTATTGAAGATAGAATTGATACTCTTCAAACTGAGGTAACTAACTTACCAGAGGTCAAATATTATGATGCAGAGATTGCAGCAATCTGCGAAGCCATTGATGCGGTAAAAGCATCTATTCCAAAATTTCCTAAATGGGTTAATGAAGTAAACGAGGTTCCAGACTTCTCATGGATTGGTAAAACTTTTAGTGTCATTGATGATGACTTTGTGAAGGTCAACGATACTATTGAAGGACTGAGAGGAAAGGTTCAATTTGATCTTGAACAACTTTCTGAAGATGTTGAAACAAAGCACTTCAATAGCACAATCAAGATTGAGAATGATATCTCTAATCTGAATGAAAAAGTAGATACTCGTATTGATGAAGAGAAAGAAAAGATCTGGAAAGAACTCAGATCATCATCTCTCAAAATGTGGGAATATCATAAAGAGTTTAAAGATGATGATCGCAAACTTAAGAAACAAATTCTTGGGGAATATAATACTCTCAAGCAGAATATTAATAAAGAACTTAAGGAGATCAACTATACCAGCACAAAAACTGACGAGTTACTTTTAAAATATTTTACTGAACTGAGAGAAGAAATCTCAGGGCTTCCAGAAGTCAAGTATTATGATAAAGATATTGACTATGTAAAGTCTGACATTAAAGGACTTTATAAAATTGTAGAAGAAATTAAGTCATCTCAGAAACAACTGAAAGAAGAGCAAGAACTCTTAGCAGAGACAAATGTTCCTCTCGGGATGGATTCCCCAGATACAAATAATCCAGATCCTCTTACACCACTTGACCAGAACTTCGTTACTCTGGATCAGTTACAAGCGCACTACAAGAGATTTGTAGAGAGAGTACAGTATCAACTCGGATCCATCGGTGGCGGTGGTGCAGGATTTATTAGAGATCTTGATGATGTAACCTTTGATAGTACAGATGGTCAACTGTTAATTTATAACTCATCTACATCAAAGTGGGTAGGTATTGCCAGCACTGCAGTTGGTGGGGGCGATGCGTCTGCATTAGCAGAAAATGCAACCGGAACAAATCTTGTATTATCAGGAAATTTAAGTGTTGCTGGAATAGCGACATATGAAGATGTTAAACATGTTGATTCACTTGGATTTTCAACATTTAGAAGTGGACTTGAGGTTAGAACTGGCACCGCAACAACAGCACTATTAGTTCAGGGAGATGCAAGAGTAACTGGCATCCTTACAGTTGGAACAAGTTCTATTACATTAGATGGATCTGATAATTCGATCAATGTTGGAACAGCAATTACAATTAGTGGTGCTACTGGAAAAATTGAAGCATCAGAAATAAGAACGGTAGGAACCTCTGGTGCTTTTTATCCAGCTTGCCTTACAACAACACAAAGAGATGCACTTACAGTTACTGAAGGTGCAATGATCTTTAACAAGACAAGTAAAAAATTAGAATTCTATGATGGAACTTCTTGGATATCACTACCTGGTATGTCGCTTGGTCTTACTGTAGCACTTGATGGATGATAAATAATAAGGAGTAATTACTCTTTTGATGACTAAAAACGGACGCTGCCCTGCAGGGCAATACTACTGCTATACTGATAAAAAGTGTAAGCCAATCCCTAAAGGATTTAAGGTAGTAGGTCGCGCTGGATACCTTCGTAAAGAAAACGGTCATTCCGTTGATGATGATTCCAAAAAGAATGGTAAGAAAAATGGTAATGTTTCTAATGGCAATGGTAATGGCAATGGTGGTAATGGGAATGGGGGTGGCAATGGTGGATCCAATGGAAACGGTGGAGGAATAAGTGAAGAAGGCCTTCGCGATTGGTTTGGTAAGTCTAAGTCAAAAGGTGGAAAACCAGGTTGGGTGCAAGTGGTTTCAGGTAAACCATGTGCGCGACAACCAGGACAAAAAACAACACCTAAGTGTGTATCTTCTGCAAAGAGAGCAAGTATGAGTAAATCAGAAAGACTCTCTGCTCAAAGAAGAAAAAGAGCTGCTGATCCAGGTCAACCACAAAAGACAGGAGCAGCAAAACCAACTTACGTTTCAACTGATAAACCCAAAATGAAATCCGTAAAAGAAGCAACCGAGTTTGTCACTTTACCTTTGAATATTGAAATCCCAGATAATATTAGGGACTTTAACTTGGGACTTATGTTCCGTGAGAGTTTAGATGTGAACAGCGGAATGCTCTTTATCTTTGAAGAAGTTGGTCAACAGTCATTCCACATGACTGAAACAAAAATCCCTCTCGATATTGCTTTCATTAGAGAGGATGGAACAATCGAAAGCATTAAAGAATTAGAACCATATGACGAGAACCCAGTCGCCTCAGATGGAGAGGTGCTGTGCGCGTTAGAAGTAAATCGTGGATGGTTCGCAGAAAATAATGTTGAAGTAGGTGACCAGATTGATATTGAGGAAGGCAAGAAGGATGCTTGCTACCACAAAGTCAAGTCACGCTACTCTGTTTGGCCAAGTGCATATGCGTCAGGAGCACTAGTCAAATGTCGTAAAGTTGGTGCTGCCAACTGGGGAAATAAAACTAAGAAGGAAGAAGTTGAACTTGATGAAAAGTGTTGGAAAGGTTATGAGAAAAAAGGCATGAAGACTATGTTTGGAAAGAGATATCCAAACTGTGTCAAAAAAGAAGAAGTTCAACCAATCGAAGAAAAGAAAGGATGCAACCACACCCATGCTGGTGAGGAGTGCCCTGTTCATGGAATGTCTCCATGTGATGGACCTAGAGGTGGAAACGGAGGAAAACCCGGTCCAGATAAAAACTATGTAAAACCTATGGGTGAATCCATAGAAGAGGCAGTTAGAGTTCCAGCAAAGACTGGAAACATCATTGATACTTATTTCAATTATAGAGGTAAGTATTATTCTCTTAAAATGTTCTTCCCTCAAATTTCAGTACCTAAAAAATCTGATGTTCAAGATCAGATTTCTAAAGTATATCCTGGCGCGAAACTATTAACTTTTAACGTTTCAAGCTATGAACCAGGGCAACCACTCCTTCATACAGAAGGAGCAGCATGGACAAAAAAAGCAGGAAAAAATAAAGAAGGCGGACTTAATGAAAAAGGAAGGAAGTCTTACGAAAGAGAAAATCCAGGATCTGACCTTAAAGCACCAAGCAAAAAGGTTGGAAATCCCCGTAGAGCGTCATTCTGCGCTAGAATGAAAGGAATGAAAAAGAAACTAACTTCGTCGAAAACTGCAAACGATCCAGATAGTAGAATCAATAAATCCCTTAGAAAGTGGAATTGCTGAGTAATTTATGTCTGATAATGTATATCTTGGCAATCCAAATTTAAAAAAGGCTAACACTACAATTGAATTCACGGAAGATAATATTCGTGAATTCATGAAGTGTAAGCAAGACCCTGTTTACTTTGCCAATAATTATGTCAAAATTATTTCTCTTGACGAGGGTCTGACTCAATTCCACCCATATCATTTCCAAGAGAAATTAATTAACAACTTCCACAACAACAGATTTAACATCTGCAAAATGCCACGTCAGACTGGTAAATCAACGACTGTTGTTGCGTATCTTTTACACTATGCTGTTTTCAATGACAGTGTTAATATTGGTATCTTGGCAAACAAGGCAGCAACTGCAAGAGAACTTCTTGGAAGATTGCAAACTGCGTATGAAAACTTACCTAAATGGATGCAGCAGGGTATCATAGCATGGAACAAAGGATCTCTGGAGTTAGAAAATGGCAGTAAGATATTGGCAGCTTCTACGTCTGCGAGTGCTGTCCGAGGTATGTCGTTCAACATCCTCTTTCTCGACGAGTTCGCATTCGTCCCGAATCACGTTGCTGACTCGTTCTTTGCCTCTGTTTATCCTACTATTACTTCTGGTAAAAACACCAAGGTAATTATCGTATCTACCCCTCATGGTATGAATCATTTCTACCGTTTGTGGCATGATGCAGAAAAACAAAAGAATGATTATGTTCCCACGGATGTTCACTGGTCAGAAGTTCCAGGTAGAGATGAGAAGTGGAAAAAAACCACCATCAAGAATACATCAGAAGCACAGTTCAAAGTTGAGTTTGAATGTGAGTTCCTTGGATCTGTTGATACATTGATTGCTCCTAGTAAACTGAGAACTCTTATCTATGATAATCCAATAAAGAGAAACGCTGGATTGGATGTTTATGAACAATCACAAGAAAATCATGACTATGTGGTGACAGTTGACGTGGCAAGAGGAGTTGGAGAAGATTACTCGGCCTTTGTTGTGGTAGACATCACTACTTTCCCACATAAGGTTGTTGCAAAGTATAGAAATAATGATATCAAACCGATGTTATTTCCAAATATCATCTATGAGGTAGCAAAGAGTTATAATAGTGCATTTATTTTATGTGAAGTAAATGATATTGGAGATCAGGTTGCCTCAATTCTTCAATATGATTTAGAATATCAAAATCTATTGATGTGCTCTATGAGAGGAAGAGCAGGTCAGATCGTTGGTCAAGGATTTTCTGGTAAGAAGACACAACTTGGTGTCAAAATGTCTAAGACTGTAAAGAAAGTTGGATCACTTAATCTTAAGACTTTGATTGAAGAGGATAAATTAATATTCAGTGACTATGAGATTATTTCCGAATTAACAACTTTTATATCTAAACATAACTCTTTTGAAGCAGAGGAGGGATGTAATGATGACCTGGCAATGTGTCTCGTCATCTATGCCTGGTTGGTGCAGATGGATTATTTTAAAGAACTGACTGATCAAGATGTTCGTAAGAGATTATATGAAGAGCAAAAGAATCAAATAGAACAAGATATGGCTCCTTTTGGTTTCATGGATGATGGATTAGATGATGAAAGTTTTTCAGATGGTAATGATAGATGGTTTAAAGCAGATGAATATGGGGATAGATCCTATATGTGGGAGTATCTTTCATAATGGATTTAGATGGTCAAATAAAACTTGGTCATCTTCTTCTACAGGATAGAAAATGTAGGTCTTGTGGAGAAACAAAAAATTTAATAGAGGGATTTTATAGAACAAGAAAAGATAGAGGCCCCGTAGCATCATCATATTCGTATGAATGTAAAGAGTGTACTATAAAACGAATGATAAAAAATAAAAGATCAAATAATACATGGGAATATCCAGATTGGTAGTTCACGTCATGTTTCCCCTGTGAAAACACCTTTTTTAATAAATATTTTGAGATACACTGAGATCCACGGAGAGAAACATGGCGACTCCTCAATTATCTCCTGGCATAC